CCGCCCTGAACGACCGACCACCCCGCTCCGTCCCAGACCCCGCCACCAGCCCCCGGTCAAACACATCCCGCCAGAAGCGATCATCCCGACCCAGCACCCGCGCCACCTCCCCGATCCGCCAATACTCCCGCACCCCAAGGTCCCGCGCACTCATGAGCAGATCGCCTCCGCCAAAGCATCAGGCACCTCATGGTTGGGATCGTGCATCTGCACCCGGGGGGACAAAAACGTCAAGGCAACATACTGCTGCAGCGCCACGCTCGCCACCCGAGCTACCACCTCATCCGGCGTCAACAGCGAAAGAGAAGTAGCCTCAGCAAAGAAATTAGAAAGCGCCCGCACTTCCGCAATTTGAAGATGCGGACACCGCCCCATCAGGCCATCACAAATAGCCTCCGCCCGACGCGCGACATGGACCCCGTTGTCCATTGTCAATTGTCCATGGTCAATTGCTTCCCCCATCAGTGCACCGCCTCAGCCCGCGGAAGCGGAATCAAGTCTTCCAGCTCACACTTCAGGGCCCGAGTAAGCGCAGGCATGAGTATCGTCCTGGGCATCGTTCGTCCCTTCGCCCAAAGCCGGACACTTTGCCCTTGAACGTCTGAGCCATACTCGGCCATCCTCCCAGCGAGTTGATCAGGGTTCAACCCCATGAGCGCCATCCGCTCGTTGAGCCTGTCTTTAAATTCCATATTGCCCGAAGACCTCTCAAAGTGCCACTTATCATTAGTGAATACATGACAACTTTAGCATGAATGAATAGAGTTGTCAACTAGCTGGTATGATTGTAAATGACAAGTTGCACACACTTGCAAAGAAAGGACTTAAGAGAGACACTATGCTCACGATGATGATAGACGAGCAAAAAATCCGACATGATTGCGTGCTATTTCTCGCTCGAAAGGGCTATGGGGCACTTACAAACTTGGCAAATGCTGCAGGGCTTTCCCAAGAGTCAGTGAGACGAGTGCGCCAAGGGACAAAAGTCGACCTCGACACACTAGTCGCGGTCAGAGACGCTATGTCTTCACTCGGCTGGAATTCTGACGCAATACCGCCTGAAATCACCGGCGGCCTTGGCCGTCCGCGTGCATTGAGCCGTTAGACGGCTGGCGGAAACTACGGAGAGAATATGCTCGAATTAGACAAAATCCACTGCGGCGACAACTGCGACTTACTCGGGCAACTGCCGCGTGAGTGTATTGACTTGGTGGTGACAAGCCCACCATACGACGACCTACGCACCTACGGCGGCCACTCTTGGGACTTCTTCGGCGTGGCGTGGCAACTCAAGCGCGTGCTGAAACCGGGTGGCGTGATTGTGTGGGTGGTGGCTGACGCGACGAAGGACGGCAGCGAAACAGGAAGCAGCATGGAACAGGCGCTGCACTTCAAGCGGTTGGGGTTGAATTTGCACGACACGATGATTTACCAGAAATTAAATTATCTGCCTCAGAACGCACCGGATCGGTACGACCAGGCTTGGGAATATGTTTTTGTACTCAGTGCCGGGAGGCCGAAAAGCGCACAGCTTTTGACAAAGAAAAATGCAAAGGGTGGCGTTTCGTTGTGGACGGGGGGACGAATAAACCAAGACGGCGTGCTGCACGATAAGGTTTTCAGGGAGATTGCAGAGGATGGGATGAGGAATAACGTGTGGCCGTACCCGACAGGTGGCGGAACGCGTGACCACCCAGCGGTTTTCCCTTTGGCGCTTGCAACTGATTGTGTTGCGACCTGGAGTAACCCCGGTGACATAGTGCTAGACCCATTCAGCGGCAGCGGAACCACGGCAAAGGCAGCGAAGGAATTGGGGCGCAGGTTCTTGGGTCTGGAGATCAACCCGGAATACTGCGCGATTGCAGAACGGCGGATAGCCCAGCAGGTGCTGGAACTTGAAGCCGTATAACACCAACTAGCCACCAAAATTGGTGCCTAACGCCCAAGCTAACCGGCGCGAAGCGTCCGAGTTGATTGCGTTGTTATACGGCTGCTAATTAACGGAGAGAATATGATTACTTTAATGTTAGGTGATTGCCTTGAAAGAATGAAAGAAATACCAAATGGCAGCATTGATTTGACTGTTACAAGCCCGCCATACGATAACCTGCGTACATACAATAACACGCTTGAATGGGGAGAGCATATCTGGAAGCCTGTGCTACAGGAATTGTTTAGAGTGACAAAAATTGGAGGCGTTGTTGTTTGGGTTGTTGGTGATGCTACGATTAAAGGTAGTGAAACGGGAACCAGCTTCAAACAGGCTTTGTATGCGATAGAATGTGGCTTTAATTTGCATGACACCATGATTTATCATAAAACCGATTCAGCATTCCCGCGTCACGGACATAAAAAGTACCCCGGCGCTTTTGAATATATGTTTGTTTTTAGTAAAGGTTCGGTTTCAACATTTAATTTAATAAGAGACAGAAAAAATAAGTGTGCAGGCTCTACTATGAGCGGAACTGTGCGGCAGGTCGATGGAAGCACAAAACCAAGCAGGGCGAACGGTAAGGCAGTCGCAGAAGTTGGGTGTAGGTCTAATGTTTGGGGGTACTCAACAGGAAAAGGAAAGTCCTCCACTGATGAAATAGCGTACGCGCATCCTGCAATTTTTCCAGAAAAGCTTGCGGAAGATCAAATATTTTCTTGGTCATCGGAATTTGATGTTGTTTTAGACCCGTTTATGGGTAGTGGAACAACAGGGAAAATGGCAAAGCAATTAAACCGCAATTTTATAGGGATAGAGAAAGATGAAACATACTTTAAGATTGCACAAGAGCGTATTGGTGTCATTTAACACCAACTAGCCACCAAAAATAATACAACAGCAAAGACTGAGCTGAGGTGAAAAAATGAGCCATACCTACTGCCACACCCACAGCGCATACGACTGCCAGACATGCGCCGATGAAATACTCTCGCTCGGCATTCAGGCCGACAAGGATAGGATTGCTGCGCTTGAACTGGAGAATAAGGAGTTGCGGGCCAATGCTGCCCGCTTTCTCAGGCTGGCGCAGAGGGTGCCGGAGAAAAAACCACTACCTGATCTGCTATTGACTGAGTTCCGCAAAGTAAAAGGCCGGAATGCTTGCGTTGAGTCCATGCTCGCCGCAGCGCCGAAGAAGGAGCAGGGGCATGACTGACAACAGGAAGATGCGCGTAGATATGATAGACGCTGCCATGGTTGAGATGGCGAACATATACCCGCCACTGACCCGGACTGAATGCGCACGACTTATTGATGCCGCAATATGTAAAGGTTAATCAATGCGGTTTTTATTGAGGTTTTTATGAGTTATGCAGACGACATAATAGAAGGCCGGTGTTGTGAACGATGCTTAATGCCATTTGCAGAGCATCATGGGTATCCAGTGGCATGCAATAAGTGCGCTCCTTTTATGACACCAAAAGGCAAAGCTCCTAAACTCGCAAAACTAAATAATAAAGTTCAGTGCGAATTTTGCCCAAGATTAATTAGCCCTGTCGGTATGACCGCACACATATTGGCAAAGCACCCACTAGCAGAGGGTGCACCTAAATGACACCCCTCCACACGGCCCACATCATCCGAACCGGCGCAATCCATCGCGCCATTAGGCAGATACTAGGCCATCGCCCCGCCGTCTCCCGCACCATCCGCGAGACTGGCAGCAGTCTAGCCCAGATCATCGAGCGGACGGGAAGCATCGCCGAGGCATCGCGCCATAGTGGTCGGTGTCCGGCGACTGTTCGGAAATATAAAAATGAGTATTTTGGAGAAGAAGAATGAAGCTGATTAGCAAAATTGCGTGCTACCTCGGGTACCATCAATGGACATGGAAATGGGATGGTAAGCCAATAAGTTTGAGCACAGGCGTTCCAAGAAACGCAAAATGCACAGCGTGTGGCTGCACTTACGACAAGAAATACAAGGAGAAGAAGAATGAAAATTGAAGTCGGGAAGAAGTATGTAAACCGTAAATGTGAGATTGTAGAAATAGCCAAAAAAAAGTATTCCGGCAGATATAGGTTCTTATCAACCAATGGCGACACATACGCATCAGATGGAACCTTTCTCTTAGGAACGCCGTCACCACTTGACCTAATCAGCGAATACACCGAGCCATCAGGCCAATACCAAACCATAACAACACAGGTAACAGTCGTGCCGACTGGCGAGCCTATCTTTTCAGAGCATGCAACCAACATCATCATGGATGATGAAGCTGGCGGGCCATTTATTCGCGTTGAGCAAAATCATGACGAGAAAGGAATCATCATCGAGCTAAAGGAATGGCCTGCTATTCGTGATGCTATTGATGCGATGGTGGCTAGTGCGGAGAAGATGGGGGACTCGAAATGAAAGTGCTGGTAGCGTGTGAGTATTCAGGGCGCGTGAGAGACGCATTCCTGGCGCTAGGCCATGACGCTATGTCGTGCGACCTTCTACCTACGGATGTACCAGGGCCGCATTATCAAGGCGATGTATTTGACCTTGACCTAAGCCAGTACGATTTGATGATTGCACACCCGCCGCGTACATACCTTTCAGTATCAGGAATGCACTGGACTACAAGAGGATTGCGCGACCCGCAATTAACCGAGGACGCGCTCGCATTCGTGCAAAGGCTAATGGATGCCCCTATTCAGCGCATTGCGATAGAGAATCCGATCAGCGTTATATCAAGCCGGATTCGCAAGCCTGATCAGATCATCCAGCCCTGGTGGTTTGGAGAGGATGCAAGCAAGAAAACCTGCCTATGGTTAAAGAACCTACCGCCACTACAGCCCACAAAGATCATTGCACCAAGAGGATGGAGCCTAGTGCAGATGGCTGGCGATATGCTGGAATGCGAAGAATGCGGGGAGCCTTTCTGCCCCGAGCATAACGACCACTATGCTGATTGTGATTGTATAGGCCCAATGGAAGATGATGTAGAACTGAAAGACAATTCAGGCTACCTATTCGGCACAAGGGTGTCGCCAGCGCCAAAGCAAGTATGGGGGAACCAGACCGATAGTGGCCAGAATAAGCTAGCGCCATCCGCCGACCGATGGAAGCTGCGAAGCACTACTTATCAAGGCATAGCAGAAGCAATGGCTAGTCAGTGGGGCTAAGCGAATAGTGCGCCAGGCATTGAGCAGCCTGGCGCACTACCCTCACTTCTTTCTTAGTTCAAACTCATACTGCGCATTAAAGTCCTTCACAAGGTTTCCGCGACGAACTCTTACGGCCTCTAGTTCCTTTCTGCGCTCTCCCGCTGAAAGTTTGTCGTCTGCACGGATTGCTCGCTCGTCTGCCTTCAGTTTTTTCATGTCCTTATCTATCGGCTTCATCATATCCGACAAGCCATCGACCCAAGGGTTTTTGGCTAGCACCTTTGCCGCTTCTTCCGGCTGCTGCGCATCTTTGAGGCCATCAATTTCACGCTTAACGGCAAGAACCTTGTCCTTGTTGTCGTAGTAGCGCGTGGTTTGATATTCAGGCCGGATCTTCCCGTAGAATGCCTTTGCAATAGGAATCTTGTCGGCTTCCTTCTTTGGCCCGCCGTCAGACATTGCTGTGACCGTATCGGCAGTATCGGTAATGAACTTCAATGCCCCGCCACCAAAGAACTCAACAATATGCTGCAGCTTCTCAGGGTTTATATCGAGCCACCCGCCACGGAACTCGTTACCGCCAGTGGTCTTGTTTGCGGCAGATGTAGCCCTTTCGTACACGTTACCTTCTGTCCCGTCATAGAACTGCTGGCTATTTGGTAGCTTGTCCTTGTAGTCAGGGTATATTTTGCTTCCAAAGTGCGACTTGTTGCGCATTATCTCAACGAACGGAGCGGCAACAGACGGGACAAAATCACCGACTGGGTTAAATACTCCCATTGCTTGCATAACAATATTGCCCAAGCCCTCAGCATAAGACTCCTTATTCTTGCTGCGAGTCATTACCGCTAGTTCGGTGCCGATCATGTGAAACGCATTCCAACCCAAAGGAAGTGGGATCTTGATGTACCCACCGCCCTTTTGCATGATGATGATATTGCGCGACCGCTGCCATGCGGGAACCTGCTCGAAGTCAGGACGGCCATCCTTGTCCTCGTCGTCGTCGTCATCCATCTGTAGTGCTGCAATGGCGAACGAAAGAAGCGCCATGCCGCCAGCAACAGCCTGCAAGCGACGATCCTTCAATGCCTCGTACATACGGGCAGAGCCCTGAACGCTGGCGTTAAAGAAGATGTAGGCGGCACCAAGCCCTGCAGCGTACTCACCCTTTCGGTTAAAGTTTACTGTCAGGTTCTTGGCGATGCTGCCAGCCTCTCTCACGGTCTTTCCAGTCTCGATAGCGGCCTGAAATGCTGCAAGGCGAGTGGTGTTCTCAACAACGCCATTAACCGACTCAATCAGGCTGAATAGCGCGTCAAACGGCTTTGTGAATATGTTGTACCTGGCCTTTCTTGCAAGAGCGGCCCTGCCTTCCTTAAAGCCTACGCTAAAGGCATCCATGATCTCGGAAATGCTTACGCCATTCAGCGCGGCCATTTGCGAAGCCACTTCTTCGTGCTTTTCCTGCAGGTCTTTAATCATGTGTACCATGCCGGTACGGCCACCGCTTTGCTCGTATAGCTTTACTGCAGCATTGTCGCCAGACCAAGCATCTTGCACCATCTGGCTGAACGCCCACGCCATGTTCTTTGCAATTTTAGCGGAATACCCAACACCTCCAACCTGATAGCCGTGAATCATCGCCGCCATAAAGTCACGGACTGCATTCATCAGCACGAAGGCAGGAGAGAAGGCGGTAAACATCTTTGAAATGAATCGTGAGAATACGCCAAGCACGCGAAGCACTACGCCAATATCCTCTGACCCCATGTTCTTCATTGCGCGAGCCATCGACTCATCTTCAAGGAAGATGAACGTGTCCTTTCCGTCAATTCTTACAGAAACAACATTCTTATCAGTGCGCAATGGAGCATTACGGAAGTCAACTTCACCATCAGCATTAACGTACCGGCGCTGCTCAGTCGGATTAACTGCCCATAGCTTGTTGTCTGGGTTATCCGTGACGAACTTCAATAGGCGCTTGCCTACAACATTCTTTTCGGAGCGTATTACAGCAGCTTCATGCTGAATGATTATCTGCTCGATAACGTGCCTTGCCTTGTCCTTGCGGCCCAATGCCCGCTTTTGACCGCCACGAATGTCGTAGCCACGACCCGTTGCAGCCATCGTCGGATTATCGGCCTCATTCTTGCCGGCGAGAGGAATGTAGAAGCTGTACATTGCCTCCCAAGCATCCACGGAGTCGTTAGACTCAAGGCCGGAAGTGCGCAAGCGATTGCGGGTATCTGCAATAATATCCCTGAACTCTTTGGCAAATGTGTCCAGCTTTGCAATGTCGGGCCTTGCTTGGAAGTCTGCAAGTATCTGATTCGCCTCTGCAGTAGGCATACCAGACCCGCCATCAGGCATTCCAGGGTTAAAGGTAGCAATCTGACGGTTACGCTCCTCTGCGTGCTGTGCGTACAGGTAGATGCCAACATCTTCAAGTTTAACGCCAGCCTTAGATATGCGCTTGATGATTGAGCCCAAGCGATGCCGGCGAAAGCGATCTATGTAAGAGGCTGCGCGGCTATGGAATGCTTCTTCTTGCCCGAAAACATCAGACAATACATCGACGCTACCACCCTGCTCTTTTACAGCATCCGTTACCCGCTTGATTTGGTCGAACTTGTTAAACAGCTTTATAACCAGATTGCGAGCAGGCGGTAGCTTGTAGGTATCGCCAACGCCATCATAGGCAGGACGGGAGAAGTAAACATTGCCACCTCGACCGCCATCGTACTGCCGGCCATCATCGAACGAATCAAACATACCGCCAGTAGCGCCAGTAGAGCGCACCCAATGAAGGCGAGCCTTCTCTGTTTGCTTCCATGTGCGCAGGCGTGCATGAGTGTCAGCCAAAAGGGCAATAACTTGTCTTGGCGGCAGTTTCTTTCCACCAGGATTTGATAGGGCAGTCCATGCGCCTAGCTTGTTGCCGTCTGCATCCTTGGCAAAATCAGCCCACCCTCTGCGCTGAAACTCCTTGAATGTGTCGCCATCGGATGATGGGCCGTTAATAATCAGCTCGCCATTCTTGGCGACAACAATCAGCAGAGCAGGCTCATCATTCAGGCCGGCCTCAATTTGCTCTTTACCGAATACACTAATCTGCAGATGGCCGTCAGGATACATACTGTCAGGCTCAATCTGCTCTGATCGCACTACATACCCAGAGAAGAACCCCAACGGGCTATCAACCGTTCTTTCTGTTTCTGCCTCGCCTCGGAGCTCTGTGGCGGCGCGGTCGGAGATTTTTCGCATTCTTCCCAATAGCGGGCTATTCTCGATGCGTGTTTGGCGTTGTCTTGCCTTAGCGCCACCGGATACGATTCCAGCCTGATTCCCTCGTCGGCCAGCTCCTTCGGGGTTTCCCCGTAGAACATCGTTGCTTTCATTGCTAGCTTCCTTGTTTAATGAAACAACCTGCATTGTTTCAGCTTCTTCTTGGGTTAGCAAGCCAAGGTCTTGCATAAAGCTAATTTCTTCCGGCGAATACTCTGCATCAAAGCCGAATACAGAGAAAAGCGCATCCTTGCTGGCATAGGCTTCGTTTGTGCTGCTGCGAGCGCCAGGATTAGGGCCGTCACCATTCTTAACGTACTTCTCTGCATCTGCCAGCATCTTGAATAGGTCGGGCCCACTCAGCGTTGAAAGCCACTTTACGGGCATGCCGATGCTACGGAGCCATGCCCTTACAGCGCCAACAACTCTGTTCCAGATATTTCCTTTCCTGTGCATTCCGCGCTCAGCCATAAGCGCAATTATTTCCTTTGCATGAACTCTTGGGGAGAGCCCTGGCTGCCTCTTGTTTACTTCATTGCTCAGCGCAACGAATACACCAGACTTATTCTTGATCCATGCGCCAATTTCTTTGGTCAATTCTTCCATCAGGTCGTTGCCAAGCATTTCCTCCATTGCTGCGTGACCAATAGCCTCGTGCGCAAGAACCTCAAGGACGCGATCTTCGTTCGGCAGGTTGTCGGCAATCAGGTATGCAACGCCATCACCAAGGTAAAGCCCCTCTACATCGCCAGGCACGGAGCCAATAGGAAGATCAGAAACGGACTGAACCACGATTGCAGTTATTCCAGACTTCCACTTGGCGGTAATTGGCGAGACGATTGCTTGTACAGCCGCCTTTGTGTTCTTTCCTTTTGCTGCTGCTCCTTCTTTGCCACCACTAGAGAACATTAAATTATCTGCAGACCAATTATCATTTCCGAGCTCGGCTGCGCTATCACCCGTATCTGCTGCTATGTGATCGAGTGTGCGAGTCCCAAGACGGGCCAGCATATTGCCAATGTTATAAGCAGCGTGCTTGTCCTTGGTCTTTGTAATGATAATTGCTGCTGCTGCATTTGCGCCCTCAACTGCAGCTGCAATTCTTCTAGCCCCTTTACCATTGTTTGGCCGAAGGAATCTCATTTCTTCTGGAGTAACGGCAAGAAACCCAATTATATCGTGCTGCTGGCTAAGCAAAAGAATGCCATCTTCATTGTATTCTTGGGCAATTCGCTTGGCCTCTGATGGGCTACCAATGACCCCTTTGTAAGCGTCATGACGGACAATGTTACGCTCAGATATGGAAATCGTGCGTGCTGCCGAATCTTCACGGTATGGCCTGTTCGTTGACTCAATAAGTCCATTACTATCAAGCTCACTAAAGTCAGAATTGCCCAAAATCACATGGCCGGACAGCTTGATTCCAATATCTCCAAGCCGACTACCAAGTATTTTTGTAATTGAAACATCAGAATTGCTCGGAGTGGTCTTTCCTGAGGGGTGATTATGTGCAAGCCATACGCTTTCTGTGCTTGGATTCTTAGCTGCAGCGCCAAGAATTGGCATTAGCTCTACCGATGCCTCTGCAGTCTTTCCGATGGAATGCTGAAGAACCTCAGTAACCCTGCCTCTCGAATCAACCATAGCAACAAGAAACGTCTCCTGGGCTCGGTTACGGAACGGGAAGAACACTTCTGCGGCATCAGATGCGTCAAGTATGGTATTCGTGCTTACTTTGACGGTTCTGGTGATCTCTGATTCGACTTGGATGGCGAAGTCGGCTGATGACTGGAGGCGAGCGGCATCTGGCCCAGCAGAGGCTGCAGACTCTCCAAATAGGTCGGGTTGGGCTGACCGTCCAGCGTCATTGCTGGTCGATTGAATGCTGCGTGCAGCACGTTTCTGACTCTGTATATTGCTGGCTTCTCGCTCATTTACCGAGTATTGCCCGTTTACCAGTGCATTGGAATATGTAGCAGGGTATTTCTCATCTACTTTCCCGTCAGATCCGCCTGACTGAGTGTTGCCGCCATCAATCTGCTGAATGGCTGGCTCGCCAAGAAGCTCCCTAGCCTCATTCGACATGGATGGCAGGGTATAAAGTGCCTGCTTTGCCATGACCGCATTTATAGCTGCCGCTGCATTCGATGCAGAGACAGATACGACCATGTTATTGCCTTTCGAGAAAAAGTCCCCCGCCTCTTTCAGAATTACCTTGTCTAGAAAATACTTTCCGCCCTTTGCCTTGCTCTTTGGAACGGTGATGATAATTCCGCCATCACGGGCAGGGGTTATGCGAACAACGCTATCGCGGGAAGAAATACCGAATCGGCCCATGTTTTCGATGCGAGAATGCAATACCTTCAGTGCATCCGCTCCCGTCTTAACTCGGTAGTCGCTTCGCAGATTCGCTTTCGGATTAAATGATTTCGGCAGAAGGATGCCCTGCTCGACGGAGCCATCGGCCTTTGTGAAGTTAATGATGGTTCCGCTGGTGCCTGCAACCTCTCCGTATGCAGCAAGAAGATTGCCGGTTATTACCTTTGCGACTTCTCTCTCGTCTGCTGGACGCTGGCGGAAAGCCTGGTCAAGATCCATACGAACGTATCCAGTAACAGCAGCGTCTATCTGTGTTCCAGGTATCGTTAGTGAGCGAAGCGAGCCATTAAGCGCCACTGTTACCTGAATCTTGCTAAGACTGAAGGGGTTTCCGTTTCCTTTGTGATTTGACCGGATATTGGTAACGACCCCGTTATACTGCTCCCCGTTAATCTCCATGCGCATTGTTGTGCCAATCGGGAGCGTACGGATAAGGTCGGTTCCTCGTCCACGCACATTTGCTGCAGTTATAGACGACTCATCACCAAGGGATAATGCAAAAGTAGCGTATTTTTCCTCAAGGCCGGATATAAGATTTTTCATGTGCGCAAATTCGGTATTGCCATCAAGATTCTCTTTGATAGATTCCCTGATTTCATCGGGCGACATTGGCCGACCCTGCGCTTTTATTGATATTTCGTTGTATACCGCCTCAAGCCCGAACGGAGTAGAGCTATCGCTTTCAGGGACAATGACGATTGACTTTAGCTCACGAGCATCAAAGTCAAATGTACGAGGCTCAAGGTCATTTTGATTTGTCTTGTTTAGGTATTCGATGAGATCAGAGTATTGCGACTCTACGTCATCGTAAAATTGCTTCTGCAGCGAAACCGGCATTAGCGCCATGCGCCCTGTTACCTTTCTTGCAAGATCAGCCTTTTCATTGTCCTTATCGCTAGACCCGATGGGGATATTTAGAGCAAGGGCAAGGCTAGTATTCTCAGCTAGGTAATCAGCAACAACACGGTCGCCATACTTATTGAGAATATCGCCAGCTTTTACACTGGTAGCCGATTCAGTGTTGCTTGATGTATTGGCATTTAGCGATTTCATCTTGCCGGAAAGCACGGCAGTTGGGCGCTTCTCGGCTGGAAGGTCAACATTGAGGATGGTGTACTTTGGCAGATTGACTTGTCCGGTGCGATGGACTCTGCCTAGCATCTGCATGAAGATATTAATGTCCTGCGCCGCCTGGGCAACAATCATGTGTCGCTGGCGCTGATCTTTTACATTCTCCGATGAGTGAAGGCTAATGCCAGTTGACCCTGCTACGTTAAGAATAATGGCATCAAGAGATCCATTATTAAACATACGGGTTGTACGAACCTTGTCTGTCTGCTCGGCATTGTCGATGCGAGAGAGCTTTGTGCTTGCGCCAGAGTAGTCAACAGAAAGGTCTCGGCCAGTAATTTCCATTACGCTGAATCCGGCCTTAATAATGCGGTTGCGAATCCAGTCGATTGGCGATGCCGGTATGTCAATATCTAGATTTTCAATGAGATCCTGCGCTGCGTCATACGCCTCACGAGTAACTGGATCTAGCTGATCAAGAGTTATGTAATCACGAACCTCGTCACCATTTGCCAGCTTGCGCTTTATGTAGCGAGTACGCTCAAGTGCGCGACTCATTACTGTTCTGTAGCTAAAGTCACCAAGTGCATCGCCAGTCTTAATTCCATTGCTTGCTGCATATTCCGAAAGGAATGAGCCCATTGTATTTTCAACAGCAATCAATGGCTTCTCGCCACGCTTTAGACTGGCAATCGCCTCATCGGCTGCTGCATTAGCTTTAAGGCCAAGTAGCATTTGCCTGACAAAGTTATGAACTACGCTAGAAAACTCAGTGTGATCAACCTGGGCTGCAGCATTGTTACCTGCGCCGCCAATGTCCTCGCCTTCCGCTTTTGCTCTCTGCTGCTCTGCCTCAAAGAATATAGAATGGAACTTTCTGTCAGCATCGACAATGTGGCGAAGCACCTCTGTTGCAGAGTCAGACAGCTTCTCATGCTCTATACGACGATCAACGTCAGCAACAGTGGTAATAGATACGCCATCGTATGACCGCTCGCGGCGAAACATCTGTCCAGCTTTGACTAGGTTGTTCGATACAACCGTCTGCAAAGCAAGCCCGCCTCGCTCCATCGCATCCATTAGCGCGTTATCATCGCCAAGTGCATCACCAATATCTGTCTTAAAGTACAGAGGCATATTGTCTGGGCGCTTGGCGTAAGTTGCAGACAGATAAGTAACTCCGGCTGCATTTGCAAGTACGCCACGGAAAAACTGCCCTGTTGCAGATTCCCCTCCGGCATTGTGTGACTCATCAAGGATGAAGATTGCATTTTGAGCAATCGAATCAAGCGCAGTACGCTGAACATTATTTGTACTGATCTGGGAGTAGGTCATAAAGATGGCATTCTTGCCATCAGGAAGCGACCCGCTGTCTGCGATAGACTGTAGCGTTGCCTTGTGGCCTCCCTTGTTGGAAAATAACTTCTCGCCAGTAGCGGACGAGATCGACGCATCGCTATTCATAAGAAATGGCGTAATGTCATTTGATCCAATGTTATTTAGCTCATCAAACATATCAGTGAAAAGCTGCGGCTTTGCAGAAACAAATACCGGAATGCGGCCCTGCCGCTTTGCCCAACGAATGATGGATGCGGCTTGTCGGCCCTTGCCTATGCCGGTTTGGTCGGCAATAACAATCGCCTTGTTTTTGCGAATTTGATAAATGGCGGCAGCAACAGAATCAACCTGCAGGCCCATGAGAGCATCATGTAGCTGCTCAGTTGTTTCGTACCCTAATTCAGACCGAACAAACTCATCTATGTCTCCAACATCATCCTCTATAACAGACAGCGCATCCTGCAATGGCTGCTGCATATTTACCGGAATGAGAATGTCCTTGTCCTTGCGCGATGAACGAGGAACATAGAATGACTGAAACTTGTTTTCGCTTGTGCTTACAGCATCGCCAGCAGGGATTGAAGGCTTTGTTCGTCCAGCGACTCCCTCACTACTGGTGCCGGAATTGACGCGCCCTTGCTCTCCTTGTCCCAATTGATTTTCGCTAGTGCTGCGTCCATCTGATCCGAGTACATTATTGCGCTCGCCCAATGGCGCACTGGCATTTCCTGCAGGGATGGTAGAAGCTCTGCTAGAAGATCCTGTTCTTCCGGTTCGACTGCTCGTGCTAGCGCGCCCAGCTTGGACTCTAGTAGCAGCCGGTGCTGTTCCCGTGTCATTTCCAGTGACTTGGGTGCCATTACTGCCAGTGCCGACTGCAACTCCCTCGGAGCCGTTCTCGGTACCCAATGCCTTAAATTGCTCATATACGGACTCCCATGTATTGAATCGCTTAATGGTGTCTGGGGCAGGGCTCACACGAGAACTCTGCTTACGGCCATCAATAGTGATGAATCTAACTGGCCATCCTGCGCCCTGTCGGGCATATAGCTTTCCATCAAGCTCAAAGTGGCTTGTTACATTGTAGTTGCTATACAGCCAATTGAAAAAGATTCTGTCGTCTGTACTTATGCCGCCAGCAACCTTATCCGCGCCAATGATAAGGGTTGCCTTACCGTCATCCTTTAGCGCCCTAAGTGCGTCTGCAGCAATCAGGTGGTCAATCTTTCCGAGACGGAACCCATCGACTATAACCTTTTTTGGCCGGCCATCTTCATCTTTGATTGACCCAAATGGCGGGTTAGTAACCACGGCATCCTGGCTATTCTTCAGTACGGCACCTGACTCGATAGCCTGCAGGGCATCACCACTGATGGCAGAGAACCCTTGTGCTACAAGGCTTTTGTATCGGTTTTCTTCCAATTCATTTGCTGTTGCATTTTGCGGGCTTGCCGTGATTAGCAGCATTCCATTTCCGGCAGTAGGCTCGTACACAAGTGTATCGCTACCAACATCTGCAGCAATAGCAGCCAGATACGCCAATGGAGCCGGAGTGCTGTAAGCCTGATTCTCAACACTTGTGCTTGAGCGGATATTGAGATTCGGCTGGCTGTTGTAAAGGGCAAGAAGGGCCGCAAAGGTTTCTTGCTCGCTCTTTCCTTCCGAAACAATATCGCGGGAGCGTAAGACTATGGCGGCTTCAAGCTCCTCTTGGGCAAACTTCATCCGACTCTGAGATGGCTCTGCCCCATCAACATCACGCAGCCATTTCTTTAGCTCAGCATTGTCCTTTGGCATATTGCCAGCGGTAATAAGGTCATACAGTCGGCCAGATAGGCCAGCGTCACTGCTTGACTCGCCAGCCGGCGAATCTACCTTTGGGGATGCAATGGAATCAAGGTCGTAATCAAGAACCGTGTCCTCGCTATCCATTTGCGAGCGAATATCACGGTCGGCATCCGCCTTGCTGGCCAGATAAACCTTCTTTAGGATCTGCTTCGTCAGGGATTCATCTACGCCCTTTGATTTAAGGGCTGCAATCATGTTCTCTGCCCATATCGAGAACTTCACAGCGCCTTTTTTCAGAAGAATGCCGGAAACCTTTAGCCCTGCGCCAAGTATCTTTCCCATGAGAACGGGATCTATGCCGGAATTAAGCTGCCCTGGGCGACCTGCCTGATTCATTAAGTCTGCAAGATCATCAAGCGCATCGCCTAGCTCTGCGTCAATGGCGATGAGATTGGCAGCTTTCGCGTCTTTCTTGGCATCGCCACGAGTCTGGTCAAACAATCCTGCGCCGCCGCCACTGACTGCTGGCTTCATCTGATCGCTAGTAGATACCGTGCCAGTGCTTAGACTGAATGCGTCAGCCGTAGCATCAATGCGCTTCTTCTCGTCTGCCTTGGCCGTATCCTGCTGCTCACGCGCCTCTTTGGCGGCTATGTCGCCCTCTGTTTGCGCGTCAAGGCTAAAGGCATCTGTCCCCGCTATCGGGGCTTGGCCATCTTCAGCAGCTTGCTCATTGTTTCCTTGTCCTCCGGTGTTAGTGGTCGCTTGTTCAGCATTGACTCCATTAGGTGCTGGCCCTTTTTGCTCGACCACACTTGTCTTGCGTCCTGTTTCATGTATTTTCCCCAGCGCATCATCAAGGTTAGGTAGCGGTGGCGCATCAAAGAACCCGCCATCATTGCTGTTTGCTACACTCACAAGAACAAATGTAGCAGCTTCCTTTAGCTTTTCTGCAATTTTCTTTGCGCTTCGGCTGTTCTCATTGAACATACGGAGAATCGGCAGGACATTTGCATCTAGCGCAAGGTCTCCCTGCTCAATGTAGTTTGCTAGCGTAATACCCTGGCGCTTGGCATTGATAACCGCCTCTGCCGCCTCAGCAACAAGCCGGCGAATATCTAGCGGATGATCCTCTCCTAGGTTGCCAAGCTGTACCATTTCAGTGCCGGCAATGGCCAGCGCATTCATTATAACGCGAGCCTCTGGGTCGGTTGCCTGCGCATAAAGCTCAGTAAGCGCCTCGCTACCGTAGGCAGACCAAAAGACTGCGTTCATAAGGCGCGTTTTGGCTGTCGTGATTGGCTCGCCGTCTCGACCAATAAGGCCGGCAGACTCGCTGGCCGGCATTCCAAGCACAAACTGCATGATTGCAGACCGTGTTAAGTGGCCATCTTCACCAAACTCTATATCTGCAACATTGATTCTTCGGGAGTCATCCTTGGCGTGCGTCAGAGGATCTTTGTCTGCAATGCCGCCTTGATTGGATTCATCGCCTATATTGGCGGTAATGTCCTTCGGCTGCATGATGCGTACAAGAATGGGCTCCTTCATGCCCCTAATTACTTCGGCAGATACGCCGTGCAGCGACTCGTCATTGGCCGTACCTTCGACGTAGGCATCGGTAGATCCGCGCTTGAAGCCGGCCTTGATGCCAGCGCCACGGCCATTTCCAGCAATAGTGCGGGCCTTGCCTGGCAGTCCAGTTTGGTATCCTTCATTGGCAGTGCCATCGACGGCATGGCTCGTCAGAAGATCCGCGGCCTCGATAACTGCATACTGAATCTCAATCTTTCGGTCGCCAGCAGTTACAACAACGCTCTTATTGCCCATCTGATTCTCAGGAATTACCGCCGTATCTTGGGTAATTACCGGAGCGCCATTAGCAAAGTCACGCGAGAACCCTGCCTTAATCGGGCTTGGGTTGGCTGCAATCTTATTCATTTGCGTGACGAGTGCAGGGGTTGAGCGGTCACGATTTTGCAGCACAACGTCAGTAGGTGCGCCAGAAACTTGTGGTGCTGGTGCCTTGTCCTTTGGCTTTGCTGTGGCTGCTTGCGGTTTCTTATCAATTAGCTGCGGAATGCCCTGCTCATCCTGCGAGAATGCAGGATCACGCTTCAATGCTTCCCATATTCCTTCCGCGCTCTGCCTGCCTTGCGTTACGGAGTGGGCGCTAATTGCCCCATCAACATCACGGATTAGCTGCTCAAAGCGAGGTGAATCAATATCAAAGCGAACGGTCTTGCCATCTGGCTTGGTGAATGTAATCGCCTTATTTCCAACAGACTTAACTACAAGACCGCCTCCAACTGGAACCTTGTCGCCTGGCTGCATATTGGCAAGCGCAACATTGGCAAGCGCCACTGTATTGTAGGGCTCATTCTCATCCGACTTTGCTATATCCATTGATAGCTTGCGATTAGGGTAGGAAACGCCGGTAGACGATGGCTTAACCTCTGCAGCAGGCATATCTTCTGTCGCAGGTGTCGCAGGTGCATCTACTGCCGCAGGTGTCGCAGGTGTCGCTGTCGCAGCAGCATTGCGCCGGTCAATCTCTGCCGCTATCTGCTTGTATTCAGCAAGCGCCTTTGCCTTGAAGTCAGGGTCAGACGATGCCTTAGCCCCGCCGCGAACATTTCCCATGCGCTTGCGTAGCTCTGTTACTGTGGCTGTCTTTATGTCGGCAATAGGTGTGGTGCCATCGTATGCCTTCTGGCTTTCTGTCGCAGGTGTCGCAGGTGTCGCTGTCGCAGGTACGACCGGCTGTAATTCCTCGTCATCTCGAAGCTGATCCAGGCCAAGTGCCGCACGGTTTCCAGCATCAAGCTGGCCAGCCCGTACTTCTGCATTGGATAGCGGGATGCGCTTGTTCTTCTGTTCCTCTGCGGCTTGCTGCGCATTCAGGGCAATGGCTTCTTGCTCAATGGATGCAGCATTTGCGGCAGCGGCAGCGGCATCAATACCTTCTGCAGCTGCAGATATGTCAGGATTGCGGTTTACGATGCCCTGCAGGCCGGTATGCTCGGTCTGGATAGTATCAAGCGCCGCCTTTGCGCGAGCAGCAGCAGCGCCAGACTCTTGTTCGTATCTGTCTGCAAGTTCAGTATTTCCAGCAGCACGCTCCTCGTCGGCAAGGCCTGCAGATTGCCGTGAATTAGCAGTCTCTGCGTCAGCAATGGCCTGTAGCTCAACTGCAGAAGGAACCCCACCGGTAGCAGCAGGAACGGGAGCGGGAGCGCCAGCACCAGTAGGGGCCGGAACGGGGCCACCGGTAGGAGCGGGAGCGCCAGCAGGGGCAGGGCCACCGGTAGGAGCGGGAGCAGGAGGAACAATTGGCGGCTGTCCGGCTGCAGGAGCGGGAGTAGGGCCACCGGCAGGCGGAGTAGGGCCACCAGTAGGAGCAGGCGGAATAAGACCACGGGATGCAGCGCCAAGCGACTGCGTTGCTGCGGTCTGACCAATAGCGCCGGTCGCGCCCATGACTACAGACTTACCTACCTCGTCAAACGTGCCAGTAGTGTCATCTACGTTTGTTACGTTGCCAGCAATCTGCTCAAGGAACGACTGCGAGACTTCTTCGGTTGTTTCACCGCCAAACTCTTTTACAACCTTGGAAGCCTGCGCATTTCGGATTAACTGTGCAGCGTAAGTGTCTCCGAGGCCAGCCATCTTATTCAGCTTTGCGGCAAATGCACCGCCAACAGCGGTAGCGGTACCGCTAGCAATGGCAGTAGCGACCGAGACTTCGCCGGCAAGCTGCTTGCGGGCCTCTAGCGGGGTCATCGTAAGGGTAAGCTCACGGTAACGCTCTGATACGGCTTCTAGCTTCCATTCTGGCATCTTCATAACGGCACGTTGAGTGTCATTGCCACTCATGCCGCCAGATAGCATTGCTTCACTTCCCTTACCGGCTACCGATGCGGCTGTAACTGCAGCGGCACGACCGGCTAGAATTGCAGCCTCTTTGGTAGCACCCTTTGCCAGTGCCTTCTTGACTCCAAGGCTGAATGCAGCCTTTGCGGATACAGCAGCAAGGCCCATGCCTGGAATAACAATCGGCATAGACTCAAGGACAACCTTCGAGATTAGGAGCGGATTGCTGATAAGAGTCTCAAAAGTCTCTCCGGCAGTCTTTGCATTTTCTAGCGACTTGGCTTCGGCCCTTGCTTGGTCGCTCTGTATTTCGCCAAGATAGTCGGAAAAGCCAGAAAGGTGAGCAGTCAAATCCTCGCTATCAATGCCAGGAACCTTGTCGGCTAGCCACGATATGCCTGCCGCAGTAGAAACTAGCCCGCCGGTAAACTGCTTGGCGGCATCAGTCCATACATCGCTTTTGGTGCGCTCTTTAATGCCCTCGCCATTTTTGGCAGAGGACATTTGCTTATTCCACTCAGCATCAAATTGCTTTGCCAGTGTTTCCTTTCTTTCTGGCATTGCCTTTCTTGCATCGGCAGAGGCGGCAGAAAACCCCTTCGTCTTTAGGACTTGCTTGTTCTGCGCATCAACAGCATTAGGGTCTGGAAGGTTTGGATTGGTGACGCGAGCAAATGGGTCTTGCAGGCCGGCAACATCTAGGCTTTCGGCAGGCTTTTCCACGCCAGAAAGTCGGTCGGTCAGGCCAAGCATGGCTGAATTGGTGTCGGCAGTGGCTTGTGCCTTTGCTTTAGGGGATTCTTGGGGCTCTACGGGAGCGACTGGCTTGGTGCCAGGCTTATCATTCTTTGATAGGTATTCAGCAATCTGTGTATCGGTTTTCCCCGATGCCCGAGCCTTGGCTACATCGAAGCCATAGGTCTTGCCAAGATAATCAGCAATCTGTGTGTCAGACTTTTTTGCTGCGCGAGCCTTGGCAATATCGAATGGCATGGAATAGTACCCTTTGTCTGTTCATTGAGAGGCAAGGGGTACTATATTCCATTAGCTAGTTTGTCAGGCAACTATTTACCAGAAAGCCTCCATTCCATCGTCTGCCGGTACATCATTAGTAGGCAAAGAAACGCCACTGGCCGCGCCGCCGCCGCCAAGAGTCTGCCAATCAGGCCCATAAAGAAGCACGGCTACAGCATTGTACTTATCCCCAAATGATCTTGGATTTGAGTAGTCTAGCTTGCCATCAGCGCCAACATTGTACTTTAGGCTATCGTCGTCCTTCAGAATGTTGAGCGTTGTGGTGATATTCTTCTTTATGTCAGCCTTGCTTTGATTTGAGCCATTGCCATCGGCCTTTATCGAGGCTTGTGCGGCAGCTACCGCCTTTCTGCCCTCGGCAGTTAGCCTTGCCGCCTCAACGCGAGAGGAGGCCGTGATCGCGGCAACCTTTTGCGCGCCAGCATTCTTCTCTTTTTCAATTTCCAAGAGCCCTTGCTGCTTTCGTGTTGCTTCGGCATCAGCGGCCTTGTTCGCTGCCCTGACGGCTATAACGCCCTTGGCTGCAATGCTGCTACCAAAGAGCAGGATATTGTCATCCATGTCATCCGTGTCTTTGTAAACATGGGTCTGTGGCTTTCCCTCTGCATCGTTGTAGCCAACAGTGATAGCGCCAGTTTTCGGGTCTACTGCGCTGCTCGTCATGGTGAGCCCGTGAGCCTTTCCAGCCTCAGCAAGAACAGATAGGCGGCCATCAACCTTGCCGGTAGCCTGGTCTTGAGCCAGCGCCTTTGCATAGCCGTCCATGAAAAGGTCGTGTTCCTGCTGATCGGCAGCGGCTCTTGTCTTTGTTGCTCGCTCAGACTCACGCAAGCCTGCATTGGCCTGATAGTCGCCGTACTCGTCCTGCTTCATTTTAAGCGCGAGACCTTGCACCTCTGCCCGTCGAGCGGCTTCCTGCTCATTCTGCGCATCAAGTTTAAGCTGGCGCTCATCTTGAGCCTTCACTCGCTTGCGGTTATCCATAAATTGGATGCCCTGCATTAAGCCCGTGGCGGCAGAGCTAAGGTTTGATCCGTTCATGAGTTTTCTTGCCCTGGGTAAGGATTTTGGTATCCGTAGTTAAGACCGCCATTTGCTACGCTGGCTGGCTTTGCTGGAACGGGAGGCTTAACGCTAGGGGGATTGTAATGGTCATAGGCTGCAGATAGCCCGATACCGGCAAACTGTCCGGCTACGCCATACGCTGCATTGGCACTGGCGCTGGCGCTGTTGGCGGCATTGCCATAAGCACCGGCAACGCCCTGATAACCACTCTGTACATCCGATGCAGTTCCGGCAAGTTCATTGGATGCCATTCTTCCAACTTCCGCCCTTCGATTCCATGTAGTCTCGTCAGCATACTTCTGCTCGGCTCGACGGGACGTATTGATAAGGCCGGATTCTGCAGCTGCACGAGCAACACCGGAGCCCATCTTTGCGGCAATGGCACGACCACTATTGGGGTTTATGCCGTAGCGCGAAAGATTGCGGTCAACTTCCTCGCCAGACTTCTGGAAAGACTGCGCAACATCGGCAGAGGCACGGTCTGTAACGCCTTGAAGATCCGCCTTTACGCCTTCATTGGCGGAATCAACCAGCTTCTTGCGGGTCTCGCCATAGAGCTCATTGGCTTCTGCGTACCGTTTCTGCGCAAAGGCCAGTGACTCACGCTGCAGGGCAATTTGCTGCTGCTGCAGTTCACGGGCCTTCTTTGCATCGCTTCTACCTGCCCCAAAGGACAGTACACCCATGCCTAAACTTACCGCTGCGACCGGCATACACTACCCCACTAGATTCGACGAGCATCATTGGCAGAAAGGACGACAACCATGTCGCCAACATCCACCAGCGCCTCATCACGCGAAACTAAAATTACCTCAATCGGCAGGATGCCGGCCTGGGTAGCCCATTCTTTGTAGATGCGAGCAGATTTAACGATGCCAGTTAGGCAATAATGCCTAATCATTCGCACAAGGAAGCCGGTATAGGCCGCTTGAAGCGCATCTTCTGCCGTAAAACAAGGCTCTTGCCGGAATCCATCGACAGCCAGGCTAAACGCAAGGCCATCATGCTCAAATACTTCTCTTGCCATTGTGCTATCAATCCAGTCCAGAATTGAAAGCCTCAACAGCCTGCAGATCTTCGGATATGGCTTGCTTGGCGCTAGGCCCACCTCTTTGAATCCAAAATACTGCGCATACCGGCTAACCTTCTCAGTACCGGCCTGCGTAAACATCAATTCTGCATCGGTATTGGCAAAGGCCCACTCGATTGCATCGGCAGTATGGTCAATTCCATGCCTTCCACGAGAATGTGGCAGAAGGTTTGAGTGTATCTCCACCGCCCTTTCGCCAGACTGAACGAACAGATAACACCCGTCCACTCTATCGCCCTCGGTTGCCATTACAGCAAAGGCTCGGCCACTGACTATCAGGTCGGTAACGTCAATGCTTTCAGCGTCAGTTATGCCTTGCAACACCTGCGGGTCATTCAGGATTGCATTGATAGCGACTGCATCAAACGTCTGCCGGATAGTCATTCAACATTCTCCATCGCCATACCTTGCCACTGGCCTATTTGTCAGGATAGCGGCTTGGGAAAGCGATTCTTTACGTTATGGCAGTGATTCACCTGCTCGTCGCCATCATGGCCAATATCAATACCGGCCTCTCGGAGCGCCGCTAGCGCCTTGGTTATTCTGTCTAGCTGCTCGGGCAATGGGTCATAGGCATCACGCCTCGCAGACTGATACAGCCCTGCATTCATCATGCACTCATCGAGCGATAGCTCGGACTTACAAGGGTCTTGCCTTTGCTGAATGTCGGACAATACCAGTCGGTCATTCTCTATCTTGCAGCCGTATTCCCATTCATGCGGAGAGGCAGCGCACCATAGGCCTGTGCCAGTAGGAATAGAAGGCACTGAGCAAAAGGCATCCACAAAGCCAGACGAGACGACTCCGGTCTCAAGGCAGTATCCGAGAAAGTGCCTCATACCCGATTATCCATCGTTGATGAGAAGGCAAAGCCAATATCCATTCCATTTGGCACGTTATCAGTGATGAAGCCTGGCGACACTATTGATTCCAGTGAAATCTCTAGCGACAGCCCCTCAGAAACAGCATTCATATAATTGAAGGCTAGATTTATGACGCTTCCCTGCTTGCATATCATCTTTGCTATTAGTGCAGTCTGGTCTATTTTCTTGAAGTTAAGCGTCCCACTCATTCCACCGCCGCTAATTACGCCGGAGAAGTTATTGCCACCTAGGTTGGTTACCGTGATTAGGCCATCGCTGGTGCTCCCAGGGTAAGAGAATAGGTTTCCAGGAGAAATTAACGAATTAAGTACCGTCAGTCTTTTTCGTGAAACCACAACATTCGACGCGCCAGCATAGACCGTGAACACCATGCAGGTCATTGTGGCTACGAAATTGTCTGAAAGGTATGCCCAAAACGGAAGCCCTAGGTCACTATCCCTTGTCATTGTGACTTGTGCCGATACCGCCTTGTGCCGATACCGCTTGTAGTTCAGGCGGTCATTGGCATTAAGCGCAATTATATCGAGCGGATTTGTTCGTATTTTTGACTTAACAAACTTTATCGACGGAACATCATTCAGAATAAACTGCGCTACATCAGTGCCGTCTGTTATTTTTGGGCGTATGAATAATCCATCAGACCCAATAAGTTCGTGCGGCCCTGCAGATCCATCAAGTCCGGCAAACGGAAGAATCTGCGTATTCGTACTTCCGCCAAGAGGAGCGCCGTAGCATTCGCTCCTTGCAAATAGGCTTGACTCCCATGAAGCGCCTTGCTTGAGAATGATCGCCGGTCTGTTCCCGTATGAGTCTAGGCGGGACGAAGTAATCTGACTGCTCACCACCTCGCTGTAGCAAATGTACTCGTAAGAGCCATTGTCTGCGTCAGAAGGAACGCCAAACCGGCCAGCGACAACGATGCCGCCCATGATTCTCGCGCCGTAAACATCCCCCGAAAAGAATGTGTCGCCGTAAAACTCAGCTACATACTGGCGGGCATAGGGAAGTAGCGGATCGAACGGGGGCGCATTCCTCAGAATGAATCCGGTATTGCCGCCAGGCGAGAACGTGCCGCTACGAAGAACGCCATCAATGGCAAGTTCAAAGATATTACTTTTCTCTATGCGAGCGTAATTCAGCGTACCGTGAATGATTGTCAGGTTATCAAGGAAGGCATCCTTGATCTTGGCCACGCCAATTGTTGCATCGCCAATGTAGGCGGTATCCATAACAACGGCAGGCTGGCCATTAACAGTGCCAATCAGGAACGGGACGCGCTCATCTTGTGTCGCGGCAGTCCAAGTGACAGCGCCGTCTGTGACATTCTGGCCAGCGCCAACCGGCCATGTCGGCTCAGTAGCGCCACTTATGCCTTCGACGGATACCCTGTACATCATCCCATTCGGAACAGTAGGGATAACGTACTGAAATAGACTGTAGTGCTTGCCTGGCTCCCACGGAGTAGCCAGAAGCGATGCCTTGATATACTCAGGGTCAAGAGCAGTCTTGCCTAGCTGCCCTGCAGAAGGCGGGCCTTTAACGCCGCTCGATGCAACAAACCGAACCCAATAATACTTTTCTGAAAATGCGCCAACAGAATCGGCGTACTGCCCGCCAACGGACGATCCAATGACGGATGCAGCGCCATAATCATTTATGTCTGCCCGCAACACCTCAGTCTTGTCGTGATTTGCGTATGGCGGATCGTCCCATGTAATCAGCACGTTAGAGAATGTGCCGACAGTAGAAACGCCCGTAGGCTTTGGCGGGGTAATGACTGTAGGCTTAACGCCCGTGCCGACAGCTTGAGTGCCTGAACCATTCGGGCTTATCAGGCTGGATGCTGGAACACGGCCCTTTCCCTGAAACGAGCGATTAGGAGCAGCAAGGCCAGCATCAACAAGGTCACGAAAGGTAACGCCACGGTCTAGCGCATTGCCGCGAACGCCCTCACGCACGCCCATAGTCTCGTGCACTGCCCGCATGAAGCCCTCTGGGTCAGATGCAGGATTAGGAAGTGATGGTGTCTTTGTTTCATCATTAGCCATGTCATAGCTCCGATACGGATTCGGCTATGGCAACAGAACGAATATCGCCCGTAGTCCGTACCTCAATCTCAATTCTGCGGGAGCGGCCCATACGAGGAAGCCGAACCGGCTTATTGTCAGTTATGACGGTCGTTGAATGAAGCACATCATCAGAGTAAATGCGAATCTCGGTCGTTTCCGGCCTCACTGTTTCCACTCGCAATGCCGTGAAGCTGGAAGGACGGTCTAGTTCAATCACCCTGCTGCGCCAGACAGCCTGCAATGGGCTTGCTCCACCTTCAAACTTGGCAATGTTTTTTGACCAGTCCAGAAGGTAAAGATCCTCATTCAGCGGGTCACGATGCACAGCCCTTGCATTGCCTTCAAGCTGAATGATGCCGGTATTTGGTGCCAGCGGATTCATAAAGAAGCCGCCGCCAGTGCCGGCATCATCGCCATAGTACGCCATGTACTGCTGGCGGTACTCGCAAGCCCGTATGGTGTCAGGATTGAACGCTACCCATTCGTTTCGGGTAACAATGCCCTCAGTGATAAGTCTTGCGCCAGCGCCGGTAACGTAGACGAGCCCATTGCTTGAGGCATAAACAACGCCATGCCCCATGCTTACCATCGAGCGCATAGATACGCACGGCTCAATCAGGTCTAGCTCGCGCTGGCTCATGCTTTCAGGATGAGAGCCAGTGATAATGAATGGTCTGCCCTGGGTAGCCACAACAATGGTAGTGTCATAGCTGCCAATCGCCACAATGGGGTAATCAACCGTCAGCCGGTACCGCGGTGGCCATGCGTGAGGAAGGTACGGCTCAGAGAAGCATATTTCATTGCCGACAAAGCCAATCATCACGCCATTTGCCATCAATCGAAGGCCGCGCAATCCTACAGGCGGCTCAAGCCAATCAGTTGAAGGCATGATCTCGACAAGCTCATCACTGTTTTTGGAGTCGGTATAGGTGGAATCAGCAATAGCAAGTTCGGCCACAAACTGAAATGCAGCCCCGTAATTGCCCGTGCTGGTGCGGTAGATGCGTTGCTTTGTGATATTGCGAGCAGTGCCATCGCCCGCGCTAAGGCCAAGCTCAGTGATAACGACAGACTGACCAGGGCCAACAGATAATTGTGGTGATGGATCGCACGGCGGGCCTTCTTCATCAAGATCAGTTACATAGGTACGGACGTAAGAGCGAAACTCTGCAAGTTCAGGCTCAAGCGTAGCGCCAGAAGGCGTAATGTTCACCGGCATGGATGGGATAGGCACGCCAAGGCGGTAGCTGTTTATTGGGTAGTCAGTGCCACCAGTATAAGCGATAGGCGTATAGCTCATTTGTGGGTAGGCAAGGCCATTAGCGTCAATCATGCGATTGTCGCCAGTCCAGTAGATCCGCTTATTCTCATCATCAGCGATAGGCGAGCGGGCAAGCTCTACTTCATGCTGGAATCGAAACCAATACTCAGTGTTATTGACTCGCCAAAGATAGGCGGTTTGAAGAATTGGCTTTGTAGTCGTAAGCGCGACAGGGGTTCCGGCCTGCTTGAATGGCGTAATGTTTCCCGTGTGCAGGTCTGTATTCTGCGCAATTTGAGCAGCTAATTCTGGCAGCTTCTCTGGCGAGTACCTTGGGAAGATGCCGCCAAATTGTGAGAGAAGAATGCGCATATCAGTTATCAGCCTATTTGTTCACGCCATTGTGTCAGGTATTTCATTGTCAGGGCCTGATTTGTCAGAGAACTACAGAGCCTCCCCACACAGAGTCTTGCCTTCCCCGTATAGCATGTCATCCTTTGCAGTGATGATCTGACCATCTGCTGTTCGTGCGCCATTGATGCCGTAATAGCTGATATGGGCATAGATGGTATATCCGGATGCAGCCGAAAAAGAGTTATCTCCTCCCAGCGTCAGCGTTGATCCGTCACCCTTGATGCTGAAGAGGCCAGTTGCCGCATCAAATATCATGGTGACCCGGAGAGGGATTGATGTCACATTCCCTGTGTTATACATGGCTGGGAATGAAAGCGATTTATCAAATATCAGCAGCCGGTATTTCCCATCCTCCCAGTGAGTGACTTCAATCATTGCGTAGGTCACTCCACTTCGATATACGAAGTAGGTCAATATGATTTTATCAATACCTGGCGTACCTCCACTCATCACATCAAAACGGGACTTGAACTCAAATGATGTTTTGCCAGAGGAGAAGTCGAATGATCCATTGAGTTCCGCATATCCTCCCATGCTTCCATTCAATGAGTTGGTACTGACCGTGACCTTTTGGTTGACGCCATCCATGGAATATGGGGCCGACAAAGTGCCGGCTGTGTAATACATGCCGGGAATACAGGGGAAAACGACTCGCTTCATCGCCAGCATCAGCCGATTGAATAACATTATGCTGCTCCCTTAACAGCAAGCCCGCCAATGACCGTAGTGCCTCCGTCTCTTGTATAAAACGAATAGACATTGAGTTTACCTGCTGCCGTATCGGCTGATGGCGGAGCTCCACCTTCCCACTTTACGCTTGTCCAGGTTGGCGCGTGGCCTCCAGTCCCATCCTGCAAAAGCTCAAGCGTATGGGAGTAAACCTTTCCGGCAACAGCGCCGGTAAAGCTGATCGCCGCATTGCCGGATAGGATTGCATGGGTAAGCGCAGCAGCGCCAAGATCAATTACAAGTGTCGTTGGCTGTGTGCCGCCATCTACTACGCCTTCCGTGTAGACGCTCAGTGCATTTCCGGTCTTTGATACATTAACGCCATCGGCATGAACGACAAGAATATCGCCATCCGTATAGGTCTGCGTCCTGTAGTTGCCGGCTGTGCTAACGATAATCACGCTATTGGGCCCAGAAGGCAGGCCAGCATCACCAATGATATGCCCGCAAAGGTCGGCAGCGCCTGCAGCGTGGGTGTCCGTGAAGTCGCTGGCAGCAGTTAATTGCTTTGCGCTAAACGCCTTGCCGAATGCGAAGCCGGTAACAGAGGCAGGCTCTACGAATTGAGTAATAAGCGTTGCGTCAGCAGTCGGAGTGTATGTGCTGGCAGAGAATGCTTGCGCCACGTTATCAACGCGAACAGCAATAGTACCGGCATTGAACGCTAGTGATATGTGTGATGGTGCAGACGCAAGGGTAACGGCAGAACTAGAGCCAAGGTCGGTCGTCAGAACAGCCGTTACGGAGCCATCTTCTTTGTAGTTTAGCTCGATAAAGCCAACGGCAGACGCAAGAGCGGATGCTTTTACTAGGCCAATGCTCAGCTTTACAGCGGTAGTAGCAGCGCCGCCAGATAGTGCGTCACTGGTAATTGCCCACTCGACCACTCTTGTTCCGGTCAGCACGGGCGATGCTAACTTGATTGCGCTCAGTGCAGCGTAGGATTCAGGAGCGCCAAGGCCGGATTGAACAATATAGGCGGCTTTTGTGAATAATTCTGAAACGGTCGGAATGCCAGTAAAGCCATTTGATATGGCAGTAGCGCCATCCATGTTTAGCGGCTTATTGCAAGTAACCGTCAGGTTTGTCATGTCCCATGCAGTTACGCCTGATATTCCCACTAGCGTAGCAAGCCATTCAGGCTCAGAGCCAAGAAACCCATCAGCGACAGCAATCTCGTAGGCTGAGCGGCCATCAATGCCATTAACGCCATTAACGCCCGCATCCCCCTTGAGCGATGCAATCCAAGAAGCCTCAGATCCAGCATAGCCATTCTGAACCGCAAGCTCGTAAGCCGAATATCCACGAGGCCCGTCATTGCCTACATCGCCCTTTACGCCTTTCAGTGATGCAATCCATTGAGCTTGGTTGCCGACAAAGCCAAGCGCAACAGCCAGAGCGTATGCAGACTGGCCAGCCGCGCCGGTATTGCCTGTCGCGCCCTGAATGCCTTGAGCGCCACGAAGCGAGTCTATCCATGCAGCTTCATTACCAACAAAGCCACCAGCAACAGCAAGAGCATAGGCAGACTGACCATTGGTGCCATTGGTGCCATTGGTTCCTGCTACGCCTTGAATGCCTTGGTCGCCCTTTGCGCCATCTGCCCTTGTATTCGTAATGATGATGCCATCGCCAGCTGTAGCAATGGAAATACCGCTTCCGGCTAGCAGTGTTCGCAAGTGAGCGACCGACAGAACAACGCCGGTAAATAGCTCAGCGCCGCCGCCATCGTTTTGCATCGTCGATAATCCGGCGACAAACTTGTCATCGCCAGCGTAGGGGTCGCCCTCTACATTCATCGGTAGTTCATCAAGGAATGCGTCAGCGCCAGGCATAAAGAATGTGGCGGAAAAGACTACATCGCCACGAATCACTATGCGTACTTCATTGACCTGCCCTAGTTCAGCAGGAACAAGTGTGGCAGTGGCAGTGCCGGCTACATTGGTAAAAACGTAGGTCGCCGTACTTGGTACGATAGTACCTTTTGTGTCATTCGTTCGATCCCACAGAACAACGGTCGCATTTTCGACAGCGGGAAGTCCTAGTTGCGGTAAGCGTATCGAAAGAACGGCCATTATCAGTACCAGAATGCTTTGCAGCGCCGCTTAGGGGCTGCAGAGAAGTTGCGGGATGCTGTAGCGGTAGCCTCAGACGAGGCGAAGTCTGCTACCTGCAAGTGATATACAGCCATTTCGGCATTCGTCCACGGCTTGCCAGGCATCAGCATCAGCGAGTTTTTGGCAAGAGAGGAAATAGCATCGCCATAGCTCTCAAACAAATCATCAATTATGTAGTTGCCATCACGGGCAGGAGCAACCGCAATCTTTCCGGTCAGCTTCACTACTGCAGTGGTGGCAATGGGAATAAGGCGAACCCATGCGGCAGACGTTGAGATAAACTGACTTGGCCGACCTTCTTTTGTGCGCCAATTAGACTCGGAGCGGTCTAGTTCGTCCTCGGATACGGGCTCTAGCGGCCTGCCATCGGCCTGGAGCGATAGTGTGGCAATCGGAACGCACTCAGGAGCAAGGCTAAATACCTCGTACTCTTGGATGGTTGCATCCATTTGCGTCATAACCGGAACAATGTCCTCGCGCCAGTACCGTGTTTTACGGCAGAAGGCAATGCAGGCTGTCCGCAATTCGTGCATGGCCACCTCTCGTGGCACCTGCGGGCAGTCACGCAATACCATTGGAAGCAAATCTTCAATCAGGCGATAGGTGCGCATTGCTTATTTCCCCGAAACCTTTGGTGAGCTAGCCATATCCGCACTTGCCTTATAGCCAAGCAATTCAAAGCAAGCAGAGCGATGGAATCCAGCACGCTGGCCAGTTGGCGATATTTCGTCGTCGCCACGCCACGCTAGGTACAGCATCCATTCCTCTAATGCAGACGAAAGCGAGTCCTCAACAGGGAGAGCATCGGATACGCTTGTTATTTCAGCGGGAGAGACGGAGTAATAAGCCCTGATTTTGGTGCCTGCGACCACTGGATTAGTCCAGAACAGACGAGGATTGCGCTCGTCGTACCAGTATTCGTGAACGGACGGCCTCGGATTAGCTGTAATCCATGAGGCCATAACGTCATCAAGTGATAGCTTGTCGATATTGCGAATGGCCGGCCCGATAAGAGCGCCAAGCGCATTCACATTGCAGAAAACTGAAAGGAGGCGAAGCCCGCCAGCGGGGAGAGTCTGCTCGGAGCCCTCCGATAGTGTCAGTACAGCATTCGTTGACACAGCATCGGGGCGAATACCCATCAACATCTTCAATGCCTGGTTCAGGAACCCAATTAAGTCTGGGTCTGACCAAGTTATCTTTGACGGGTCATTCAGTGGCTTTCGGACGTTATCGAGCAGTTCTCCAGCCAGCATTGCTTATTCCTCAGTCAATTCATCATCTTCAATGCCGATATGGGCGATCAATGCGCGAAGCATTGGCGATGCGCCCTTGCGAGCATCCAGTTTAAGACCATGCGCTTCTGCCATTGCGAGAATTGCGGTCTTATCTTCTGGAACCTTCAAGCCAAGCACTTCTTTGGCGTAGGTCATCGTTTTCTTGTTGCTCCATGACTCAACGGCTTGCACTTCTGGAAGTGGTGCCAGTTCTTCATCAGGAACAGGGTCGTTAATTTGGTCGAGTGGCACATAAGCCTCACGAATAGCAAGCAGTATTGCTTGGTGCGCTTTGTCAGCCACATCGGCAATATGCAAATCTTCATCATCCGGCGAAGGCTTGAAGTTATATTTCTTGCCATCGGGCATTTCAACGAGTGAGCCGCCAGGACGGATAACCTTGCAGACGATCTTCATATCATCACCTTCATCAAAAGAAAAAAGGGGGAGGCCTTATGCCAACCCCCCGTGTACCAAACTGCTATTAAGCAGGACGATACAGCACTGTAACGCCAATCTTGCCACTGGTGGTGCCAGTATCAGGAGCAGCAGCCACAGTAACATACACTGCACGAGACACGGCAGCCGGCACGCAGCGCAAGCCAGCCTTGTTTGTCATGCGCACCATGCCGACAGCAGCTTGCGCCACAGTCGATGCCGTGATGAATGTAACCGGATCATCAGTTGTGCCATCTGCCTTACGGAGGCCTACGCTCAGGGTAATGGCAGGAGTGCCAGTATCCAAGTCGTCAGCATCCAGAATTACGTCGAACGGCACATGACCGGCAGGTACTTCTACCATGTCGATGGTGTCATTCAGCGCAAGAGCAGCAGACAGGTCAAACTCGCCGCGAACGGCAACAACACCCACTTGGGCAGTTGTTTTTGCAGGCTGATTGCGAGTCAGCTTTGCGGTTTTATAAGCAGCCATTTTTGAAACTCCCAGAACAATGGATTAGGTGAGTGAGGCTCATTACAAGCCTTAGTCGTACCTATTAGGTGCGCGGATCTTTGGCAGCGGTATCCAGCGCCATCATTCCAAAGTCCTTGTTGTTGAACCGAGTCTTTTTCAAGCCAAGGATACAGGACGATGTAATGACAACCTGATTTCCGTTGTCGCGGGTTTCTTCATTCCAGCCGTAACGGGTTTCGCCGTTAGCTGAACCGTAGGCCACTTCGATAGCCTGCGCGCCCATGAACAAGGCACGGGCAGCTTTAACAGCGCCAGAACCGTAGTCATTGAAGCGAATGACGTTCTTGTGCTTATGCAGCACTACATCATTGTACAGGCCGAGGTTGCCATTGAAGATGGCGCTAGACTTGCCTTCTGCAGCAGCAGCAGCTTTCTGAATATCGAGCCACTTGCCGTCACCGGTAGCAGTACGAAGGTCATGGGCCTGCCACGGATTCATAACGAGAACGTAATGTTCGCCGCCATCCACCATGATTTTCTGCAGAGCAGGAGTCTGCTCAACGCCGCCGCCCATCATTTCCGACACGGCCACAGCCTTGTCGATCAATGCTAGGGTCATTACGTCACTGGCAATCATCGCGCCCTTGGTGCCAGCGGAGTTACCGTAGATGATATGGTCGGCATCAGGAGCAGCGAAAGCATTACCAGCAAAGCCGGCATAGCTTGAGCGGAACAGGAAGTCGTCGTTTACACCACGAGCGCCGGAGCCATACATAAAGTGCAGCTCATCAAAGCAACGCGCCCACCACTCGGACTGACGCTTGCGCGCAATCTTGCGGTAGTCATGCACGGTACGCTTGCGGCTCATCTTGCCGCCAGTGTTCACGCCACAGCGCATCTGGTCGATCAGGATTTCATCGCTGGCAAACTTCAAATCTTCTTCGTTGCCTTCGAGAATGTCGTCACCCTCAACCGGCTCCATCGCCATCTGCAGGGACAAGTCATAAGTGATCTTGTCGCCAGCTTCATTTTCAAGCTGTGTGAGAATCTGTACCGGAGTAGAAGATTCAGCACCCTTGCCGGAAAATCGCGAGGTGAAGTAAGACTTTTTCGGCGTATCATTTGCAAGAAAGGCCGAGTATTTGCGCTGAGCTTTGGGATCATTGACCCCTGTTACTGTAATGCCCATTGGTAGTTCCTCATTTCAGTTGAATTAAGCACTCGTGCGCTTTTTTTCTCGGCCACCCGAGAAAACCTTGTCTTTCCCATCGCCACTCTTGAGCGTAATGGGTATCGAATTGTCAGCCTCTATCACTACCCTGGCCCTTCGGCCAATTTTCTGGGTTAGGGTAATCTCTGCATCACCGATACAGATTGTGTCACCAACCCCAAAATCCAGATGAAGGCCCATTGTTATGAACGCTCCCACTCGTCTAGTTCGGCTTTGCTCATCCTTTCAAGAGCATTTTCAAGCGCCTCGCCAGTCAGTCGATTCAAGTGTGCAAACTTGCCGTCTTGTGGTCGCTCGCCTGCAGCTGCAGGAGCCCCGCCAATATCAGGCAACGTCTGCGGTCGGCTTGGTCGTTGCGGGCGACTGTCTGGCTTAACTGCCTCAGCCATGCCAAAAGACTTTGCCACCTTGCTGCGCGCTGCAGCCAGTATCTCTGCCCCGCTTGCATTCGCCATCTCACCACGAGCCAGCTTAATAACCTGGTTGTTCAGTGCGCTAAGCAGGATTTCGTCATCAGAGAAACGCTTATTCTCTGCTCGTGCGAAAAACTCTCCCTGCACTCGCTTCCATTCTTTGTCGCCTGCCTCTTTCGCCGCCTGATCTCTGGCCTCAGCTAAGAGGGAAGCACGTTCAATTTCGCGCTCTCGCTTCTCTAGTTCGGCAATGGCAGCACGGTATTCCTTGCTTGTCATGTCGCCGTTGTCGAAGTCCTCGCCTGCCTGCGCCTTCTGCGCTTCAATATCGGCAAGCTCAGCAGAGTTATCCTCGACCACTACCGGCTCTACTGCAGCCGGCTCTGTAGGCTTAGTATCTACATGGGTTTCTTTGTCAGACAATCCATCAGCATCAGGATTAATACTGGTATCAGTAGCGTCAGCATCATTGTCGTCCAGGTCTAGGTCTGTATCGTCACCGTTATCAGTGACTACTTCATCCTCGCCTTCCAGCACTTCTGCCATAGCTGCAATTTCTGCCTCTGACAGGTCGTTCAATTCATCATCCATTTGGATTTCCCTCTTGAGTCATCGTTTGTTGTTGCTGCTGCTCTTGCACTTGCCCGCGCTGCGCATCAAGTTGTGATTGTGCCTGCTGCTCAGGTGTCATTTGCTGCTCGGGTACGCCTTGTGATGCCTGCGGAATAGGAGGCTCAGCAGGAATAGGCTGTTCGCCAAGCGCAATCTGCGCGTCATCCTCTGCCTCGTTGCCTAATTCACGGATAAGATCATCGGCAATGCGTGCAAGCGCCGGAGCCCCTGCCAATGTGCTTGCGCTTTCCAGTGCTTCCTTCATCGTCATCAGTCGCTCGCGCTTTGTCTTTGCGTCAGACAAGCCTGCATCAGCCAGAATCTTCTTGGCCTGGGCTTCGCGTACCGGATCTGGCGGTGGTGCGCTTTCTTTTGGCGGATTGACTAGCTCGCGGATTCGGTCAACGAACTCGTCTTTGTTCGGAATATCAGACATACCGACAACAAGGTCGAGCATACGGATAGCAATGTCAGGCGGGAACTTGCCTAGCATCTCCATCATTGATTCAAAGAAGGCTTGACGCATTGATTCGCGGTAGTCTTGTGTGGCAACAATGAAGTCAGCGGCAGTAGCGGTCATGTCATTCTTGAATATGCCGTCATCTTCCTGCCATCGGTTAATCTCTAGCCACTCCATCTCATCCTTTTCTTTGCCAACACCAATACGGATAACGCGCTCATCCGTGTAAAACTGACCGATCATGGAAATAATCATCTCGCCCATCATCTGAAAGGCAAGCATCTTGTTGTCGTACAGCGGAGCCAGAACCACGTTGCCCTGCTCTTGCCGCGCAATGATGGCACGCCCAGAAGTAGCGTTCGTGTTTAGTCCTAGATTCTCGCCGGTAACGCCGGATACCTGCCGGATATAAGCAGCGTCTCGCTCCTCAATCTGAATGTGAACGCCTGCCAGTTGCAGGTTATTCTCCATCCGTAATTCTTTACCTTCATTCCTCTCAATGACGGCATCAGGTCTAGCCGCCTCGTCTCTCAGGTAATCAACATCGTCAACCGCGCCCTTCTCCATGATGATGCGATTAACTGACAGCAAGAAGTCAGACTTAGACCGTCTCTTGTTCAGGCCATCTTGTGGATCTCGCTGGCGGCGGATAACACCATAGAAGGCACCGTCTCGTGCAAAGCGATAGGCTTGCACAGGTATAAATGGGATTCGATTGTGTCGGTAAGGGGTAGGCTTCGATAGCAGTAGGTCGCCGCGGTCAGCAAAGCAGGCGAATTTGACCACTAACTGAATGGAATCGAACGTGCTTGTCAGTCCCTTTTCCAATTGGTCAACGTGAGACTGGTTGCTTTCGTCGTACTGCATACCGGAATACCGGCCACCTCGCAGCATCTTGACCGTGCCTGGCTCCTTGTACCAGCACTCCCAGACTCGGACTACCTTTCTCTGCCCGTCTACTTCTGTGTCGCCTGGCCGAATGGAACCGGAGCCTAGGCCCACTTCATACTCATCATCTGCCGATGGCATGGCGGTAACGTCTGCCGCTACCTGCTCAAGTGACTCGATGCGGTCAGGAAACATTGCTGAGGCAATATCGAAGTCCAGAATGCGAGCGCGAAACAGATACCGCATATCCTGGGCATCCACTTCACGAAACATGGAGTCATGCCAGATATTGCGCCAGTCCTCGGAGCGGACAAATAGCGGGTCATCTTCCCAGTCATTGCGAGCGCCACACTCAAGCCAGCCCAATCCAGCCTTAACCGCACGGGAAAAGGCATCAGACATACAGTGCTTGGCTTTGTTTACATCAGATACGAACTTACACAGCTTGGTCATGGCCATAGAGCCACCATGATCTTCTGGCCCTCGCGGCAGAACGCGCCAATCTACGGCAGTCTTGCGCTCAGTCCCCAGAATCCAGTCAATGGCAGGCCCAATCTCGTTGATAACGACAGGGCGCTGGCCACGACTGTTAAGCACCTCGATTTCTTCCTCTGTCCATTGGATAGAGTCGTAATAATCCTCGTCAATGGCCATCTGTACGCGATTGTCACGCTGTACGTCACGTTCGTGCTGCAGCCATTGCTTTAGCTTTGCCAGCAGGGCGATGCTTTTCTCGGAGTCGAGAGAGCCCTCGCCCTCTGATTCTTCATGCTCAGGCGTATCTAGGTCATCGTCGTCGTCAATTTCTTGGCCGATGGGGTCAGACTTGCGGATAACCTTTACGTCAAAATCAGCTGGCATCAATCATTTTCTCGCCATCGATGGTCACGACAAGCCGATCTCGCTCGATTAGCTTGTTGATGGCCACTTCAATTTCAGGCTTGTAGTTGAACACAAGGTCGTAATTCTTCAGTACGAAGTCCATTAGATGATGCACTTCTGTTTTTGTCAGGGAAGTCTTGAACAGGTGAGAACTGTACTGCCTGGATGCAACGTCAATGGATTCAGGGGATAGCGCGAACTCGCCATACTTAGAAAAGGGAATGATGATTGTTCGCCTTGCCCCGATATTGCGGAGGATAAGGCTGTCCTCGTCATCAATGTTGCGGGCAAAGCCAATGATGGTGGTATTGGCTATGTTCACCGTGCGCATTGATTGTGGCGTGAAGATTGTTTCGGTCATGGTGATTCCCTCTTGGGTTGTGGTGCTACATTGTTTTCCAGCTTGCCTTGCGTACTGCCCTTGCGGCTCCTGCGGGTCTAGGCTTTGACTTGGCAAAACGCCTCATCATGTAGGCGTATCGGGTTGCTGCCATTAAGTCGTCTGCCTTCTTGACCACTTTGCCGTCTTTTCGATGATACAACCTAAACTCCTCAAACCAGTCATTTAGATTGCTGAACACACGAAACCTGCCTTCTTGCATCATGTCCAGCATTTCCATTAGTCCGGCTTCTACGCCATTGCTCTTGCCATCCTCAAAGGTTGCCCGTGATGCGAGCACGGCCAGGCCATTGGCCTCATAGAGTGATGCAAGTTGGTCGCCGCTGCCCTTGTCGTGCTGCAGACCATCGTGAGGCCATGCCCAGGGTAGCCAGTCGCCCCAATGCTTGAGCGTGAGAGAGTGAATAGCTGGTGTTGCCGCCTTTAGCCGGTATGAAGCCGTGACATAGATAACATCGTCGTCTCTGTCCCATGCCAGCCTGACCGCAGCAGTCGGATGATCCCACCCAAAGTCTATGCCAGCCACTTGAACCCAGTGCTTAGGGATTTCAAAGGGCTCACAAGTGATTAGTTCCTCGCTAACCGGAAAGATTCGACCAGATCCAAGTGTAGGCGTGCCGCTAGACCGCGCTTCTCGCTCGTGCGCCGGATAGGTCGCGACAATGGCATCAGCTTCTTCTTTGGTGTAATGCCCTACGTCATAAATCGTCATTACCGTGACAGACGTACCAATAGGCTTGTCAACGATAAAGCGCCGCACTACATCGGACATACCGAGCAGCGGCGTGAAGGTCATAAAGGCCATGCCGCCAGTCGCATTCGTGCGGGTCAGTCCTTCCGTGTAGATAGCTTGCGGTGGCTCCTCATCGAACCAAACCCAATCCAGCGTCTCTCCCTGCCACTTCTCGCGGCCCTTTTCGTATGACTTGAAGGTAATGCGGGAAATGTCGCCATTAACGTGCCGTACCGTTACGCTATCAACGGCATCAGGCACGCCACGCGCCATTTTAATGTCGATAATGAGCCGCTTGGGGATTGTGCCCGTGCCAAACTCACCAGGACGACCAAGTAAGAGTCGCTGCGTTGTCTCACGGACTGACTCAGAAGTAACGCCAGAAGCCCAACCCACGTTAGCGGACGGGAATCGCCTGCCGTTCCACCAATCAGGATAAAGGCCCGTAGCGTGATATGCAGCTTCATAGGCACCCGACCATGTTTTACCAAGTTGATTGCCAGCCATGAACAAACGTTCGCGGTCGGTCGCACCCCTGCCATGAAACTCTAGCTGCTTGTCGTAAGGACTGTATGCGGCCAGCTTGTTCTCTCGCCTGCGCTTTACCCGCTCGCGTAGGGCAATTGCTAGCTGTGTCTTTGGCGGCAGGTCTTTAATCGAGTCAGGCAGCAATGCAGTCACCTGCAACAAGATTCACTGAAAATGGCTGAATAGCCGCTAATTTGGGTAGTACGGTAACACTTTTGGCGCTGACAGTGCTGTTGTTTAATTTCATCAGGGTAATCTCCCGCGCAATCGCACTGTCAGCGCCATCAATGCTTGGTCGGCCTGGCGATGCCAAGCTCCGTGCTTAATTGGTTGATAATGGCATCTAGTTGATGCTCAGACATATCTTCCAGTTTGCCGTGCAGGACTTCCTTGCGATCCACGAACATCCCAAGCTCCTTACCCAGCGGAACCAAGGCAGCTACAGCCCCACGCGAATCGAAGGAGTACGCTGGTGCCATTAAGCCATCTGGTGTCTCGACAAAGACCACGCCGCCATCCTTGTCCAGGATAGGCTCAGTCTGCATACATCGCTCAGCCACGCTCTTGAGAGAACGCATGACGTAGGCTTTATCGACCATCACGTCCTCGATGATCTTTTTTGTGGCCTCAGTGTGGCTTGAAAGCTGTTCTGCGCGCAGTTCATCCATGCGAGCGGCGATCTTATGGTTCCTTAATAGCCGGCTGGCAGTCGCCTCAGACGATCTTTCAGTAAAGCCAGCCATCTTTGCAGCGCGAGCAGCCATCTCGCCCTTAGCGTGATACTGACAGAATAGTTCCCATCTATGGTTTTCAAGGCTTGCCATAGCTTCCTCCTATAATCAGTGAAGCCTAGTAATGATGCGCCTTTCCGCGATTTTGAGCAATATCATCCTGCCGTTCGTCGGCTTTATCCGTATCACGGTAAATCTAGCTTTACTTGGGTATAATTACCGTGAGACGATTAACTCATCGAATCAGCCACAGCAAAAAGGAATACGAAATGATAAATCTCCCGAATATCACTGAAGCCAGCAAGTCCTTGTTCATTGCCTATGCAGAAGATGCGGGAAATTGGGGCGGCAATCCTTTGGTTGGTGGCAATGTAGGTGATGCTCCTGCAGACAAGGGCAACCTGACTCAACTCAAGAAGGCCGGCCTCGTAAGAACCGAAATTGAAGAAGGTAATGCTTGGCTGTTCTTCACTACCCTTGGCAAGGCCTACGCTACTCAGCTTGGCATTGAAATCTAAATAAAAAAGCCCGCTAACCACGGGCATATCCCAAGACTACAGGACTAAGAGCATGAGCCAGATTATAGACCACCTACCCCATGTTGCGATACTGCTAGTGATTATCGGCTTTGTTGTGTCAGACCTGATTAAGCTAACCCGCAAGAAAGTCTAGGGCTGTTACCTGCAGTCCTACGCTTTACCACCACATACACCGTACCGGAGAACACCATGAGCCAGATTACATACCAAGCCGAGCCAGAAGGCATACTGAACCTTGACAACCGAACAGCCTGCACTGGATGGACAGAAGATGCAGCTGCTCGTTCCTTTGCTGCTGGCAAGGCCGCTATTCGCGTTAATGGGGTTTGGTTTGCCCCCATGCCTACATCGTCTGGCGAGCCGCTGTACATGAATCCGCACACTGGCGCAATCGGCCCTATGGACGAGTGGGACTACATTGACGAATCCGGCAACACAGTAAACGCCGTGGATCTGGATGAAGTCGTGCAGGTTGCCCGCCGGTATGGCGAGTGGGTCGAGCTTTAATAACCAATAACAAGAGTATACCACAATGAGCGTAAACGTGATTTATGAAGTGAATAACCGAGGCCGTCAGCAGATCCGCAAGGCCTTGCAGCAGCATCATACCAAAGGGTTTTTCACCGACTCTCAGGTACGGGCATGGGCAGAGGATGTAGAAAATAATCTCTGCGAGGGCAATGGCGCTTACTTCGAGATACCAGGCTTCAACACAGTGAGCGGCAGGCCGGAAGTTATCTACATTGACGACAAGGGCATCACTAAGCACGAAAGCGAGGCCGACGATGAATAAAGTAATTTGCGTGCTGGCCAGCAAGAGCGCCGACTCTATGGTTTTCATCCTTAATACCGGAGTGTGCATACCCTTTTGCTACGATCCAGTCAGCGTAGAGTCCCTGCAGCACCAGATTGATAGCAACGAAGGGCATGGTTATGTAATCGAGTACATGGCCTTATTCGTAAACCACATTGGCCGCAACCCTGACCTTGAGTCACTACCGCTGGAGCAGACAGCATGAGCATATCAATGAAGAACTATCCGCCGCGCCCAAAGGCAACGCCAGAAATGGTGCTGAAGGCCGCTAAGCGTATCGAGGAGCTTGAGTCTTTAGAGAGCGGTAGTGCCGAGGAAATTGCTCGTTACTACCGCCCAGGCATTAGCGGATTTGAATTGGCATTGGAGCTACATAGGCGCGAGAGCTGGGAGATTCAGGATTCGTTTATTGAGTTCTTTGGGTCACTGGATGATGCGGTTGATACTTACCTGAAAACGGCTGAGTTTAAATGGGAGCGCGAAAACAACATTAAGCCACCACTGCCTATCGGTACTCGCGTTAAGACTTATGCAGGCATGGCCACAATCACTGGCGAACACCTTTATAGCGCCGCTACTTACCTACTGAAGCCCGATGGTCAGGATGATGCAGCAACCAATACCAGTCGCATCCTAATGACCTTTGAGAAGGCAGAAGAAGCCGTAGAGGCGCAAAATGACTAAGCCAGCGCGAGGCCGACCGCCAAAGGCAGAAGGTGATGTATTCGTTCAGGGCTCGCTACGGCTGAATGCCGCCCAATGGGATGAGTTTAGCAAGGTTGGCGGGGTAGACTGGCTGCGAGGCGTACTAGACCGCCGTATACGCAAGGAGCAACAGAAATGAAGTACAGAATGAGTTTGATATGCCAGTTTTGCGGGAATCCTTTTGGTGCGCATAGGGCATCAACCGGTCAATGCCCTACCGGAAAGGCAGATACACGGTTTAGCCACCAGGCATTCGAGCCAAAAGGCCGGACAAAGAAGCCGTTGAAGGACTGGCCAATATAACTTACCCGTATACCGTAGCAAAATGCGCCCGTACCTGAAAGCGGCTGTATGCCTTGCTGCGTATGGCCTTGCAGGCTTTCCTTGTCGGGGAGTCTTGTCGGGATGTTGTCGGGATGTTGTCGGGCAAACAAGAGGGGATTGTGATGAGCGAATGGCAGCCGATAGAGACGGCACCGAAGGATGGGACTTATGTGATGGTCAGCAATGGCGGCGGGGTATGGGTCGCTAGATATAAAGGTGTTTTTGTGTCGGGATGGGTTCCGCCAATCCCATGGCAAAGCATGATGCTAAACCACGACCACATCCCGAGCGCAAAGCGAAAAGGCCCACCAACCCACTGGATGCCACTCCCGCCGAACCCGTGACAGCGAACTGCCACTAAAAAATGGTATTGCCTCCGCCAATGAGAGAGGCATTGGAGATTAAGATTAAAATGAAAATACCATGCTGGCTAAATGGCCACAGAATGATTGTCACGCAAAGATTCGGCAAGTATAGCTACCGGGCATCCTGTATAGATTGCGGATTGATGTTCGCGGAAAGCGATCAGCTTCGACTAAGAACCTTATGGTCGTCTGAGTTTCACCGTATGTTTGAACACTACGGCTTTAAGATTGACTACCAAGAATGGGAAGGAACCGGAGGCCGCAAGAACTACAAGCCAGTGTGATAAAGGTATCTCTACCCCTTATCCGGTATATGGATAGGGGCAGAGTACACCTGATTCCACACAAAGCCGCCTGCAGCCACGACGACAGCCAGGATGGCTGCAATTACCCACTTCCTCGTCTCGCGCAAGGCAGGCAGGTCGGCGTTAATAGCCTTGATCACGTCAGATTGCTTGTCTATCCGCTCGTGAACCTTCTCGATGGCCATGAAGATTCTGTCTGTAGTGTCTTTATGGTCTGAATGCCTTATTTCAGCTAGCCTGCTTGTCTCTGCTATCAGGGAAATTGAGCGGCTGATCTCGCCTAGCGTACTCTCTACGCATACGCGCCACTCGTCATGCCGGTTCCTTGCATCCTCTAAAAGGGCAAGTCGCGTGTCAGTGGTCATAGTCATGCCGCCAGCCTTAAAAAATAGGCACCAGCACAGAGAGAGCAGGCACTGCCTCTCCGTCAAAGTGGAATATCCCCGCCCCTGCAGATACAGGAACCCCCATCACATTGAATTGCTTGACCAGCGACAGTGAGTATCGGTCATTACTCGCGTAATTGGCGCTAAGCGCCAGCTTCTTGGTCTGGTAATAGCCGGCATCGCCAATGGGTATATTGATTGACTCGATAACCGTGCCATCTTTTGAGCTTGCTATAACGTCTCTATCGCCGCCAGGGCTGCGCACGACAGATAGATCCACCGTTATCGCGGGACATACTACCTGCTCCGCATGACATTTACCGTTAATGTCCGGCAAAAAAGTCTTATCAGGATGCTTTGCAGGCTGAATTGTGACGCTTACACGCCGCTCCTCCTTGCTACCCTTTGGAATGGCATGGGGAGCGGCTGGCACAGCATCAGCAGGAACCCTGGCACTGATAACGCTACCGTCCTTCTGAATGACTTGCGGCTTGAAAGTCTCCCGCTCCACGACTGCAGGGCTGGCGGTCAGCTTCCAGTGCATGAAAGCGCCCGCCAGCAGCATCGCAATAGTCCAGATGATTGTTAAGACGAGAAACACTCTCATGCTCATGTCTGTAACTCAGGCTTGAAGTATCCAGTATACTTGGCCTTTCGGATGTTCATCACGTTTCGGACGTATTCACGATTGATTTCGAAGAATGATTTTCCGTACCCCTTGACTGCAATCTTGGCTTTGTAGCTTGTTTTCTCAACGTGGCCAGTCCACTTAGATTGGTCGCATCCTGGCGTAGCGCGACACAAGCGACGATCTTGGGCTAATCCGCCCAGGCCACCATTGTAAGCCGCCAGCGCCATAGCCGTATGTCCCCATTCGTTATAGGTATCTTTGATGGCGGCATGGTTGTCGCGCATTTTCAGCACTACGGCCCGCGCCTGCATTGTTGGGTTATATCGGTCGGCCCATTGCCAGCCTCGCAAACTCTTATGTCTGGCAGTAATTTCCGTGAAGGCATTAAACTTCGGCGTGACAGTTAGCTGGCCAAGCCCAAAGCCGTACTCTCGCGCAGTCCGCAATTCAGCCCGTGGGCTCCAACACTTTGAATGAGTGAGGCTTGCGCAGGTTTCCTGCTCTACCAGCCCTGCGAGGGCATCAGGCACGACCATAGCCGGCCAGTGAGCCCGCTGCTCGGCCACTAGCGTATTGATATGAATGCTCGCATTAGCCGGCATTGCTGCTGCAGCAGGCCTGATACTTAGGATAACTGCCGCCAGCACGATGCACATTCCCAAAAACACCGTTCCAGCCCCCTGTGGCGTTGATGCAGCGTCTCTTGCAGTCTGCCGCATACCAATTCCAGGAAACAGTAGCCGCCGCGCCACATGGGACACTGCGATCCCGCCTAGCAGCATTGCCGTGTACACACCAAAGACTTCGATGCCTGGCTCCATTAGGGCACCAGCAAGGAAAGGCGATACCGTAAGCACGACGAAGGCCGCGAGCATGATGCCTATAACCCTGAAAGTATCAGAGGCCAGATTACAAAGTACATTTTCCATTTTACCCTTCATCGAGCACCTCTTTGGTTTTCTGCATCTGCTCAATATGCGCCTTCATCAGCGCGATCTCAATGTCTTGATCTGACATGGCGTGTCCTTGTGGAAAATAGCTGCTGCCCAATTGTAGCAGATTTGCATCAATGTCAGCCTCAAGCGTGGTCATGCTTAGTACTTGCAGTACATCGAGTTGTATTTGTCGTTGTCGTGCCGCCAGCCGAGGCAGTGAGCAACCTCATGGGTCACGCAAGCAGGGTATACCGATGGCCTGACGATGATGGTGCAAGGGTCGCCCGGATAAGCTACGGCAAGTGCGCCATCAGGTACGCCAG